GTATTTTCACCAATTAAAAAGAAGTTTTATAAACCACAAGATGTTTTTGATCAATATGGTTTATATCCTCATAATTTTATTACTATGAAATGTTTAATGGGTGATAAATCAGATAATTTACCAGGTGTAAAGGGGTTAGGTCCTAAAAAACTAATGAAATTTTTTCCTGAAATAGCAGGCAAGGAAAAATTTACATTACAAGAAGCTTATCAAAAAGCTAGTGATAATGTAGATGAACATGGAATTTATGGTAATGTTCATTTATTTAAACAACAATTAGAAATTAACTATGAATTAATGTGTTTAGAGGACATTCAGTTAATGGAAGCAGATAAAAAGGAATTGGATGAATTAATAATTACTCCACCTTATAATTTTAATAAGACAAAATTTCTAAATTTATACCAAAAAGATTTACTAGGAAGAGGAATTCCCAACACAGAATTTTGGTTATCTGAAGTATTTTCTTATCTTACAGCCCAGAAGTTAAAATAGTTATGACATTAAAGAGTTTATCTCAATACGGCCCCAATTTTCAAGTAAAAGTTTTACACTCACTATTAAAAAATAAAAAGTTTATACTTAACATCAGAGATGTTATTATACCTTCTTATTTTGAAAATCAAGCACATCAATGGGTAGTTAAGGAAACATTAAAATATTTTGATGAATTTCACACTACTCCTACATTAGATTTTCTTAAAATTGAAGTAAAAAAATTAGAAAATGAGGTATTAAAAACCGCTATAGTAGACCAATTAAAAGAAGTATATAAATTAGTTAATAGTGATCAGGAATATGTTGAACAGGAATTTTCTAGTTTTTGTAAAAATCAAGCGTTAAAAAATGCTCTATTAAAATCTGTTGATTTACTATCAAGTGGTATGTTTGATGATATTAGATTAACTATAGATAACGCTTTAAAAGCGGGACAAGATAAAAATATAGGACACGAATACTTAAAGGATGTAGAATCACGATATAAAGAAGAAGATCGTCAAGTGATACCTACTCCTTGGCCTATTATTAATGAAAGATTGATGGGAGGATTAGGCGGAGGTGATTTTGGATTAATTTTTGGATCACCAGGTGGAGGAAAATCATGGGCTATGGTTGCCCTGGGTGCTCATGCTGTAAAGCTGGGCTTAAATGTTGTGCATTATACACTGGAACTATCAGAAGGTTATGTTGGTAAAAGATATGATGCGCATTTTATAAATGAAAAAGTTAATACCATTCATTTACACAAGGAAAAAGTTAATAAATATATAGATGACTTATCTGGTAGTTTAACCATTAAGGAATATTCCCCCGGTCAGGCTTCTATATCTACATTAGAAGGTCACATTCAAAAAGTAACCGATATGGGCTATCCCCCCGACTTGATTATTTTAGATTATGTGGATTTATTAAAAAGTATTAGTAGCTCTAAGGATGAAAAGGAAAAATTAGATAATACTTATGTAGCTGCTAAAGCCCTAGCTAAGGATTTGAACATACCAGTTTGGTCTGTTTCACAAGTAAATAGAGCAGGGGCCAGGGATGAAATTGTTGAAGGAGATAAAGCGGCAGGTTCATATAATAAATTAATGATTACTGATTTTTGTATGTCCTTATCTAGATTACCTAAAGATAAAATTAATAATACGGCTAGATTTTTCCTAATGAAAAATAGATATGGTATGGATGGAATGACGTATTATGCTAGTATGGATGCTTCAACAGGTATAATAGAAATGGATGAAAATCCTACGGAGTTACCAGAAGTAACTTCAAATAATAATAATAGGTTTGGTAATGAAACTACTAAGGATGATAAAAATACAATGCATCAACTTCTTCAACATTCTTCTGTATAAAAGAATTAATTTTAGGAATATATATTGTATTTATCACCCCGTTCTAAAAAAATAAAATTTATAAAATGCGAGACATAACTAAAGAAAGAATTGTATATAAACCCTTTGAATATCCTGAAGCACACGATTATTGGATGAAACAACACCAAGCACATTGGTTACATACTGAAGTTCCCATGATGTCTGATGTTAATGATTGGAAACAAAATTTAAATGAAAATGAAAAAAATATCATTGGTACTATTTTAAAAGGATTTGCCCAAACAGAAACAGTAGTAAATGATTATTGGACTAATTTAGTAACATCTTGGTTTAGAAAACCAGAAATTATTAAAATGGGGGTTACTTTTGGTGCCTTTGAAACTATCCATGCCGAAGCATATTCATTATTGAATGAAGAATTAGGATTAGATAATTTTGCTGAATTTTTAGAGGATGAATCTACAATGGCTAAAATTGAAACATTAATGAATGTTAGAGATTCCCATGATGGTACACCTGATTGGAGTGCCAGAGCTAAATCATTAGCAATTTTTTCAGCATTTACAGAAGGAGTTAATCTATTTTCTTCTTTTGCAGTTTTACTATCTTTTAAATTAAGAAATTTACTAAAAGGTGTAGGACAAATAGTAGAATGGAGTATTAGGGATGAATCATTACATTCAAACGCTGGATGCTGGTTATTTAGACAGTTAATGGAAGAAAAACCAGAATTAAATACTCCCGAATTAAGAGAATCTATTAAAGAAGCAGCATTATTATCCTTAAAATTAGAATTAGATTTTATAGATAAAGTTTATGAAATGGGAGATTTAGAAGGCTGTTCTAAATATGATTTAGTTTCATTTATTAAACATAGAGTTAATACTAAAATGGGTGATTTAGGATTAGAACCCGTAGTTAATGGTATTGATAAAGAAGCAGTACAAAGAATGAAATGGTTTGATTCACTATCAGCCGGAAAACAACATACAGATTTCTTTGCTAATAGAGTTACTAATTATTCAAAAGGTGCCCAAAATTGGGACGCAAACGCATTATTTTAAAATGGACGGAAATATATCAGTAGACACTTCCAATTGGGAGGCAGGTAGAGAATATCCTGCTTGGATGGACGAAATATCCCTAGCAACTATATCTAAAGGGTATTTATTACCTAATGAAACCCCTAAAAAAGCTTATAGAAGAGTAGCCGCTGCGGCCGCTATGAGGTTAAAAAAACCCGAATTAGAAAGTAAGTTTTTTAAAATATTATGGAATGGGTGGTTAGGTCTAGCTTCACCTGTATTTTCTAATATGGGTACTGATAGAGGATTACCTATATCATGTTTTGGTGTTGATACTCCTGATTCTATAAGAGGTATAGGATTAACTAACGCCGAAGTAATGAAACTAACTTCACAAGGTGGAGGGGTAGGAATTTCTGTATCTAGAATACGCCCTAGAGGTACATTTATTTCTGGTAATGGCAAATCGGAAGGTGTAGTACCTTGGTGTAAAATTTATGATTCAGCTATAATAGCCACTAATCAGGGTTCGGTAAGGAGAGGAGCGGCATCAGTTAATTTAGATATTAACCATCCAGATATTGAAGAATATTTGCAAATTAGAAGACCAAAAGGAGATCCTAATAGACAATGTTTAAATTTACATCAATGTGTAGTAGTAGACGATTATTTTATGCGTAGACTAGAATCTAGGGATCAAGAAGCTATGTCATTATGGGCTGAAATTTTAAAATCTAGAATGGAAACCGGTGAACCATATGTAATGTTTAAGGATAATGTTAATAAAAATAATCCTATTGCATATATGATGAATAATTTAGATGTTACTATGACTAATATCTGTACTGAAATTACTTTATTTACTGATGAAGAACATTCTTTTATTTGTTGTTTATCATCTTTAAATTTAGCTAAATACGAAGAATGGAAAGATACAGATACCATTGAATTATCTACTTGGTTTTTAGATGGTGTAATGCAAGAATTTATAGATAAATCCCAAGGTAGAGATTCATTAAAAAGAACACATAATCATGCTAAAAAAGGAAGAGCATTAGGATTAGGAGTAGTAGGTTGGCATACTTACTTACAACAAAAAGGAATGCCTTTTAATTCTATAGCATCTACTGCTTATACACATAATATTTTTTCGGATATTAAAAATAAAGCAGAAAAAGCATCTAGGGACTTAGCACAAGAATTAGGAGAACCAGTTTGGTGTAAGGGTACTGGTATGAGAAACACGCATTTATTAGCGATTGCTCCTACCGTATCGAATAGTGTAATATTAGGTGGTATTTCCGCTGGTATTGAACCTTTACCCGCTAATATCTACACATTTAATGGCGCTAAAGGTACATTTATTCGTAAAAATAAAGTTCTAGAATCAATTTTAGAAAAGAAAAAAGAAAATAAAAATAAATGGTGGGATCAAATGTTATCTGATGGAGGTTCTGTACAGAATTTACCTGATAATGTTTTAACTCCGAGTGAAAAAGAATTATTTTTAACTTTTCCTGAGATAAATCAATTAGAATTAATTAGGCAAGCTGCCATCCGTCAAAGATATTTAGATCAAACTCAATCATTAAATTTAAGTTTTGACCCTAGTGATTCACCTAAGTGGATAAATCAGGTTCACATGGAAGCATGGAAATTAGGTATTAAAACTTTATATTATTTAAGAACCGATTCAGTAATAAAGGGTGATTTAGGTTCGAGACAGGCGGATTGTATAAGTTGTGATGGATAATAAAAAAAAGGCTCATTTGAGCCTTTCTTTTGTTTCTATTTGATATTTTTTCCAAAGCTTTTGAGCTTCTTCTAAAGTAATTTCTTCTGCTTCTAAAGCAGTTCTAATTTCTAAGTATTTCTTTTCTTTTAAATCCTTAGAATTTTCATTTTTAATATTAGCATTACTTAAAAAACATCCCATTAGGAATAATATTCCTGCTAATATTGCTCTAATTTTATATATTATAGTCATCATTTATAAATATACACGTCATATTAAAGTCATATATAATTTTAAAGGCGTCATATTAAAATTTGGATTTTAGTATATAGTTTCGTATATTTACCGCACAAAATTAAGGTTATGACATTTAAAGATTTAAAATTTAAACCCCATAGGGTTATTCCCAAAAAAGGAATACAAGCTAAATTAGAAGTAAAACCTCAATTATGGTTATCCGTTATTGCAGGTGAAGGTTTTTACAGTTCTGCTAAAGGTACTGGAGTTAGAGGTGCTGTAACCTCAGAAAAAGATGTTGCAACATTTGAAGTTGGAATTATTGACGAAAGTTTATCTGAGGATAAACAAGAATGGGATGTCAGAGGTTGGCAATCAAGAGAGGATATAGATAAATTAATTATAGAATTAAAATCATGAAAGAAAAAATCA